GGCGCGTTCGTCGTGATAGACTCTTCCTTGCCGCTGGCTTTGTTCATCACGATTGTTTCAACATCGTGGGTATTCATCCCGCCACCGTGCTGGACTACCCAATCAGGTGGAGCAGGTACGAAATCTGGAGAATGCGAAGCACCACCGGAAATCCGAGACATCTGCAATGCCTGTTCGTTTGTCTCGCGTCGGGTTGCCTGACGCCGGGGCTTGCCAATGCTGCGGCTTATGCCCAGTTCTTTTGCCAGTGCATCGCGTTCCTCTGGTGATGCCTGTTTGACGGCTTCCCTCAGAGCAACGAGAACATCATTGGCTTCGCCATTTGCCTTCGGTTTGCTTGGTGCTGCCATGCGTTTCTCCTAAACAGTGAAAGCGGAGAGGGCATCGCGCCCCCTCCGCAGATGTAACCTTACGCCACCAGCCCTTGAATCACAACACCACAGTACCCCGTATTGTCTGGGGCAAATGTTGCGAAGCCAACCAGCGGCTCTGTCTCTGCATCTTTGGCCTGAACAGCACCCTCAACACCATCACTGAGCGTCAGGTTCTGACCGATGGCAATCGTGCCATCAGCAAGAATTGTCGCCACGCCAGCCGTCTGCACCCAGCCGTAATAACCGGATGATAGGCCGATGGTCGTAATTCCAGAGATGACATAATCCGTTCCAGCGGTAGCACCAAGAACATTGTACCACAGCCCACCCGTTACAGCCACGTCTGTTGCCGTGGTTACAGCAACCTTAATGGGATCATAAAGCGTGAACGTGACAGCGTTGGAGTCTGCCGCTGTGTTGCTTTTGATTCTGTACTGATAACCTTCGCCAGCATCATCTGTTGTGTGCAGGTATCCACCTGCATACTGGTTCGCCGTTGCCGATCCGACTGTGCCGCTGTCCGTGTAAATGATCGACGTTGCACCAGCAGATGCCGCTGTCAATTTTCCATCACTCTCGACGATTGCTGTTGCCGAAAGATCCTGAGAAACGAGAAGACCTGTTCCGATTGCTGCTGCTGTGTATGCGTAGCGAAAGCAACGGCCATCTTCCAGTTCCAGCTTCTCACCGATTGAATGGTTTGGCGTTGAGGACTCTTCGTAAATGCTTTGCCCTGTTGCCGTCCCACCGATCTGGTTCGCAACGTGATTCCTGTTTTTGTAGCTCATCTGTCATATCCCCTATGGGCAGGGTCAGAACCGCCATTGGCTTGGCGGCTATGATTTATGTGAGTGTCGTTGCCACACCGTGACGACGACGATTATTGGTGGTCAACTGCGTGCCGACCACGATGAATGCAACCTTCGCCATCTGGTTCACAGGCTCCTTGAACGGAGTCTTGGCGAAGTTCATGCCCGACTGCATCTTCAGCTTCAGATACTTGCGGTTGAGCAGGTAGGCATGCTGGCTGGCACAGTCACGATCATACTTGACTGTCGCCTTACGGAACGCCGGGAAGCCACCATCGAAGGGCGAACGATTGCTCGTCAGCCGCTGGTATCCGGTGCCTTCAAGGATGTCTTGGAATTCCGTGAACAGGCTCAGAGTCGTGAAGATGTCCGTGATCTGGTCATTGCCTTCGCTGGCGTTATTATAAAGTGCCGACAAAGCAAGGACGCCAGCATACGACGGCGCACTGGAACTGTTGAAGTCGGTGCTCACAGCGTTGCGCTGATTGTCCCACCAACTGTTCGTTGCTGCGCTGATACCTGCCACCGTTGAGCCAGTGGAATCAGAAACGATGTCCTGAAGTCCCAGCATCGCCTTGCCACTCTGCGCCCCGTAGATGGCGGCGTTGATAGAGTCGCGGATTGTGTTCATCGACTGCTCTGTTTTTGCACTAAGCAGCTTGACCGCAGCGTCGGACTTGCGCGATTCCATCTCTTCAGTCATCGAGATAGTGATCGGCACGGCCTGATAACGCCACGGGTAAAATGCTGCCGTGATGCCATCAACGGCGTCGGTGTTCAGCGTATCATAATCGCTGAACCATTCTGCCGCGTTCTTGCCATACAGGAGATCCTCTTTGATCTCCTTCCCGCCGGATTCGGTTTCAATATTCCCGGCTTGCTTGAACATTTGGAGCGTGGGGTATTCGTCGAAAACATTATCGGTCAATCTCTTGCGATGCGCCCGCATTGTCGTTGTCCAAGCGGCATCCCAAGTTTCGGTCGTCGTTACAGCGGCCACGGTTTATTCCTCATGGTTAGCGTTCGAAGCCCAAAGCCTCAAGCTCTGAGCGGGTTTCCGCTATAGACAAGTCCCCACCTTCGTGCGTCACAATTGGAGTCCCTGACGGTGACGTGATCTGGCTTTTTGTTGCCGCCCTCACCTCTGCATCCGTTTTCCGTGCGTTATTTGCAGCAGCCTGTGCTTTCCCGGTGACCAGTTCGTAGGCTTCACGAACCGTATATGGGGCATCGCTTTGCGGGTTGCTGGTGTTTATCAATGCCGCAATCTGCGATGCGTAGTTCTCTATATCCTCCCCATATTCGCCTCTGGCGTCTCCGATTTCTTCGGAAAGTTTGTTCTGCGAATCCTGCTCCTGTTGCTGCTGCCATTGCTGCACGGTCGGCACAATCCCCTGCATCTGCTGAAGGGATTGCATCAACGGCTGCGTCTCGGCGGCGATGATCTGCCTGACCATGTCAACGCCCTGCCTCTGCTCGTCTGTCAAATCATTGGCAAGTGTTGACTGCAACTGCTCTGCTTGTGTCGGCGGTGGAGGTGCCGCAATCTGCTGGATACGATCCCGCCATTCCTGTTCCGCTGCCGATGCTCTTTGCTGTGCGTCGGCAAGATCCTGATCCCGTTTTGTGGCTCCAGCCTCTAAATCCTTCAGGGCTTTATATGCGGGTTCAAAATACGGGCGGTGTTGGTCGGGGATCTCTTCCAGCTTCGTGCGGCGAATGTCCACAGCATTCGGGTCGAAGGTTGCTGAGGTACCGTTCTGCGATGATGTAGGCTCGGACTGAGGTGCGTCATCACCAAACAGATCACTTGCGATCCCTGTCTGGTCAGCGGACGTGTCAGAGGAGGGTGTAGCATCATCCTGACCGGAGTCAACGACTTCTTCTGGCATATTACTTATCCTCTACATATTTGTTGAGTCGCGCATCAAGAGACGCGCTGGTATTTCCTGCCATCATCTGCTGCGCTTCATCTGGCGACAGATCAATGGCAGGGGTGAATTCTTTGGACTGCTTATTCTCTGGCGTCTGGTCACGCCAAGAGCGGGAGCCACCAACGGAGTCGGCAGCTTCGCTGACATCGTATTTCTGGAGCAGCTCCTGTTTATGTTCGTAGCTCGTAACCACCTCACCGAACCCGGCGTGGAACTTCCCATACATCTTATTGTGCCTGTCGTTGCTTAAGTGCCCGTTGAAATGAAAGTTTTCAAACGTGCGGCGCATTGCTCCACCGCATTCACAGGGCAGCGACTCAGGCAGGTTGCGCGTGATGACATCGTGCTCAACGGCATCACAGCTTTCGCATTGATAGTCGTGGCGTGGCATCTTACCTCATCTGCTGGAGCATCGTTGCCAGTGCTTCTGGCGGCACATCTCCGGGCCCACCTGCTGCTGCGGGTCCAGCATTAGGACCACCGGGAGGGCCACCGTTTGGCGGTCCCTCTTGGCCGTATATCGCCTTGTTGATCTGGGAAACTGCCATCAGTGCTTCGTCAGCCGTTTCAAATCCACCGCCGTCGATGGGCTGGCCGTCTTCACCCATTGCTGGCTGTCCTGATTCTGTTTCTACGACACGATGTGCGCCACCGATGACGGCGTGTTGGACAGGCATGTTGTCTCCTTTATTGTTGCGCCAGATTCTGAGAATCGACGGCGTTGGTTTTAATCAGATGCGCCACGCGCTGGGCGTTGCTTTGCACCTGCCCGATCAGGTCATCCGGTCCCTGTGGACCCGTTCCGCTCATTGAGCCAACGGCACCGCCCTGCTGCTGCAGGAACTGCTGGTGCTGCTGAACGTGTTGCTGAACCGCTGCCAGCACCATCTGCTGCTGATCGACAGGCACTTGGGCAAACTGCGGGTTCTGCTGCACCACCTCTGGCGACTGCAATTTGAGATGCGTCTGGTGATCCTCTTCAGGCTGAACGCCGGGGTCTTGGCCACGTAGCAGCCAGCCCATCAATTCCATCTGTGCCGCCTTCATTGCGTCGGCGTTGCGGTCATCCTTCAGCAGCGTGTCCACGTCGATCTTGCGGAATGCTTTTATCATCATTTTGACGGCTTCGCCCCGGTCTACCTCTGGCAACTGAATCAGCCTGTCAAACAACCCCAGCGTATCGTCACGCTCAAGCTGCTCAATCAGCGGCAGCATCGACCCTGCTTCAATGTCTATCCGTCGCCGCCCCTGCAACCAATAGTTCTCAATGGCTGCAAGCCTGATGGGTTCGCCCTCTGGTGATATGTTCAGAATATACTGGTTTGGCGTATACCGCTGGTCGGACATCACGCTCATGGCATTGTCGATGATCCACGCATAGGCATCAACCACGGATACCTGCATCCACTCCCGGTTCAGTTGGGCTTCGCTGGCGTTGATGCTGGCCTCTGTTGCCGTGTTGGAACTCCGCGCTTCCACGGACATAATGCGGGATTCGTAGAACTGGGCGTCGCGCTCAAGCTGGATCTGGTCTGACGGTGGGGTACCCCAGTTCAGTTCCCGCAGTGCTGTGCCGGGGTCATTCACCCACAGCACGCTGCCATCTTCAAGGTTGCCGAGACTGTCGGGCAAGTGCGGGTTCGCCGTTTTCTCGCCCCTGTTCCCCAATGAGATTCGGGCGTGTTTCTTTAGCAGGTCCACGCGCCGGGAAACGCTCTCCAGAATCAACTGCTGTGGTGCGCGGACATATTCCATCAGCGGCACACCATAGAAGGCGTCGCCAATGTCGAATGACATGCTGAAATACGGAAACCCGTTTGTCGTCAGCCAGCCTTCGGGTTCACTGAATTCACCCGTCATTAGTTCCTGACTTGGAGCGAACGGGTCGGGCTGGGTGATCGGCGTGCGTGCAAGGAACGGGTGCTCAATGTCTTCGATGGGTTCTTCGATGTCGTTGGCAAAGACGATGCGCTTCTTGTTGATCCTATCGTGGATCTCATAGAGCATCACCATCTTCTGGAGCCGCTTGGCTTCAGATATGGCATCCTCCTCTTCGGAAGTGTCCACCATCCCGTTGCTGTAGTTCACCAGCACATTGTCAAGCGTAGCGTCGCCATCGCTGGCAGCAACAGGCGTCAGCCGCCGTCGGAACTGTGCGAACCTGTCATCGGCCTGTGCAAATTGCAGCGGCACCAGCATCTTCTCAATCACATACTGAGCACTGCTAAAATCATTCGGCGGGACCAGCGGATCGACCATAACGTTGAAGGGACTGATGCGCTTGACGAAGGTGAAGTCCTCTTGCAGGGCGTCGTTGTAAACGTATGGTGCTTCGACCTCTTTGGAGTTTGCCGTGTTGTATCCAATCTTGAGCCAGCCCCGGTAGCAGAACAGCACATCGAAGATCGTCTGGTGGATCTCAGGCTTGACGTCCATCACGTCGAGAGCTTCGTTGGCGAACCGCTCCAGCACCGCCGACCCGTATTCAAATGGCTCGTCGTCTACGTTGAGGAATACCTTTGGGTAGTTGAACGATATGCTGGCGATCAGCTTCCGAACCAGCGGGAAGAATGTTGAAATCTTCACCATGAACTCAGATTCCATTCCGGGAACCTGCATCTCAAGGTTATAGATTTTTATCAGCTTCTTCCAGCGTTCGTGCTTGGGCGCGTAGTATTTCTCACAGTTCTTGATTGTGTCGCGCCAGTATTTTTGCTCTTCGGCTTTCAATCTATTCTCCTTGTTCCACTTCGTGGCCCATCAGCGATACGAACAGATTCCAATCCATACAGACCATCGGCTGCTGGCGGTCCCGCTTTAATATAAGGACATCGCAGTCGCCCATCCATTTCTCTAGCGTCTGAAAGCCGCTGCCGCTCTTTCGGGCCTTCACCTCTGCCGTGTATTTGTGGCGCGGTCCAAACTTGACATCGCCATAGATAGCACCAGCACCAGAGAGCGGGACGCGGAACGCCGGGATGCCCGCACCCTTCAGTGCGTTGACGATCTCATATTCGACGCGGGTGCCTTTGGCTTTGGGCGTTCTGCCACTCATCGTTTCATCCATCGGGAAAGCCAAAGGCTTTCGCTGTTTATGGTGGGGCGTTACGGAATCGAACCGCCTATCCTATGGCACGGGAGTTACAGGCCCGCTCCAATCCCACTTGGTAGACGCCCCACATATTGGAGGAAGATGCTGGATCTGCCACTCATCCATTACCCTAAGAAATTGGCAGAATACTTGCCAATGTTTTTTTTGCGTAGGCTCGTCAGTATCGCCTCTGCGCTCGACACAGGATCGGGCCTGTCTATCTCGTTCACCTCCATCGGCCCGTATATCTGCTCCAGCCCCATGCCGATGAAGGCGATGGTATCGACCTGATCGTCCACGTTGGTATTCGGAAAGCGTCGCAGTTCCAGCATCAGGTCATCAGCCCACTCCG